TACATAGGACTTGAAGATTGGATTCAACTGTGAGACCACCACTCGATAACGGGATTATGTGATCCACAGTTAAATCGTTGGTTGCTTTACAAATAGAACAATAAGGTTGCAATAGTCTTAGTTGTTTTGATAACCTTTTCCAATTTGCATCGTAACCCCTATCAGCACGTGAAGGACGAGAGGTTGCTTTAAACTTCTGATACTTCTTATTGCAGATAGGACATCTTGGTTTATCTGCTAACACACCACAATCTAAGCATGGTTTATTCATTAGCGTCCGATTTTTTAGATAGCTGTAGTTCGGTGATTCCTATTATAAATTACATCACTGTGATTGTACAGAGGTTTCTACCATTAACTTAGCCAACCTCGACCACTGTTCATATGCCCATTGGTGTGTGTTGTCGTGTAGACAATGGACATCACCATTAGGTTCTAATCTTAAACTACCAATGCAATCTTGTACAGGACACTTAACAGCCTTAGGTGGTTTTCTCTCACCATAAATAATACCTCTTAGTGTTGTCCATGGTTCTCTGATCTCATTGTAGTAATCAGTCCACAGTTCACTATCTGCTAACCATTCATTATGAGTATCCAAGACACGATGCAACATATGTAGTTTGTTTATTTCTTTTGTAGATCTTAGGCAATTAGTGTCCAACTCTCTTGTTTCTACTACATACTCACACCATGCTTGAAGAACACTTTGAACACCTGTTTTAGCAATAAGATCTACAACCTGGATATTTATTACTGATCTATCAGATAATGAGCCTCGACCTTCTTGTTTAGAAGATACCTGTTGTCTTAGGGAAGGATTAGCAATAAGAAGATCTATGAATGCAATTAACTCATTCAGCATTTTTTTTAATCTTCTTCTGCAATGTGGACAAGCACCTTTCTCACTTACCCCTCTACAACTAAGGCATTTATCCATTTTTCTTCCTTAGCTTTTCCATTAACAATTTAACTTCTTCTGGTGGACCTTTTCTCTGATGATTATTGATGGTTATATGATGATTAGGGTGGCCACCAGCTTGACCTCTACCGCTGGCCATAGCTGTGACCTCAGCCGCAGGACTTTCAGGGTCGTCATTATGCGTGGACAGGACATCAGTGACCTGCGGCTTTTTGTATAACAATCTGTAACGATTATTAGAAATACCAGCTCTTGAGTGCTGTTCTATAAACAAATAGTTATCAGCAATCATCTGGTGAATGATTCTACGGATCTGCCTCACACTGATCTTGCACTTATCTGCCAAATACTGTTGACTTGGCCAACAAATACCTTGGTCATCACAATGATCTGCCAATGCTAAATGGACAATTAAAGCATTGCCATTGTAGGGAGAGTTTTCCCAAACATAGGTCATCGCTTTAACTGACATTAGAACACCGCTTCTGTAGGATCCCAAGCAACTGGATCTGGATTCTTAGATCTTGGAGTGCCATGATATTTTTGCACAACAATTTGCTTTGCAATAGTATCAACCAGGACCTCATATGACGAGCGCTTATTTCCGTCTTTGTCAATCCATGTCGTTTGCTTAATTGTGCCTGTAATGGTTACCAGATCGCCTCGTTTGATGTTATCTACAAGAGCCTCGGCATAACCTCCAAAGGCTTTGCATTCCCACCAACTTGTATCTGCATCTACCCATTCTTCATTAACTTTCTTGCGGGTGTTGGACACAACGCTGAATGGAACATATGCTTTCCCTTGCTGAGTAAACTTTATGTCCATATCTTTGCCAATGCGGCCTTTGATTGTTATTGCTGCACTCATTTTTGCTCCTTTATTTGTCGGACTAGATCTTTTATATCTTTATTCTTCATGCCACCCCATACTCCATAAACAGGCCAGTTTTTTATTGCATAACCTAAGCATGGCATTTGAACTGGACAGTCTTTGCATATGCTCAGCGCTGCTCTTTGTTCTAAATTAGTCGGATGTTCACTGTCAGGAAAAAACCAATCAGGATCTATACTTGGATCCGTACAATTAGCATTTTTAGTCCATTCAGCTGCTTCGACTTTGAAATCCAAATCTCGAATCGTCACAAGTAACCTGCTTCTTTCAGTAGTTGTATCATTATGCTTACTGGAACACAAGCTGGCCAATTTTCTATATCGGCTTCACCTTGTCCATTCTGTCTTAAAACAGCGATGGGGATGACGCCTTCTTTGATTCGTTTTGCCTGTTGTTTCATTGCTGATTTTGGATCAAAGTCTGCTCTAGCCTTCAATTCCCAATCAACTCCGATAACTCCTTTTATATCTGTGCCTGCAGCTGAAGAACTACTTGCCTCAGCATAAATCCAACCTTCTCGTTTCAAGTACTCCGCAAAGATCAGTTCAGTCTCTCGCCCTCTTCGTTTTCTAGACAGATTGGTCATTGTTTTCCTCCCCAACCGTCACCTTTGAAAATAGCGGGTACAGCGGTAAAAACTTTCTGCATAACTTCTCCACAATCACATCTAGGACCGTGCTCTGAGACGGAATGACTGACTTCGACTGTGATTCCACATTGTTGGCATTTGTAGTCATAAGTTGGCATCATTTATCCCAGGAATTCTTAAGCCAACCTGTTCGAGTGGCTTCTGCAGGATTTGTTGTAATCCAAAAATGACATGTATGACAAAGAGCTCTGCAATTGTTAATGTCCAAAATAGATCCTCCTCTGGCTCTACTGAGAACTTCATGAACTTCTTCTGAAGCCTTTGCATTACATCTTTGGCACATTGGATATTGCTCAAGCATATATGCAACTAATTTACGCCGTTCTACATACTTTTTTGTCATTTTTTTGCTTCGTGCTCTCATGTGTATTGACCAACACCTTCTGCGCTAAATTGTTGTCTAATTGCAGCTGACAGTGATTGTCCAATCGATATTTGAGATCTTAAAGTATTGATTCGTTCTTTAATTGCCCTTACTTCTGCTTCTGCAATTTCCATGGCTAAACGTAAATCAGCACAAGCAAGAATCGCTTCTTGCCGCCTTACATCCATGGATCCATTTGATTGCAAAAAAGATCGTGCATATGCAACTTCGTAAGAACCTTTTGCTTTGACTGCTTTGTCATCACAAACAGCAATTTCTTCAGTTGCAGCATCAAGCATACGAGAAAGTTCACTAAGTCGCTTTACGACTTCTGTTTGATTAGGCAACACGGCGTTTGCCTTTCTGTTTTGATTTGCAATCGCTACAAAAATGTGGATTACCCATCAGTTTATCTAATGCATACAAGTAAGTCCATGCTCCACATGCTTCACATCTAGCAACTGGTTCAGTCATTAATTTTACCTGCCAAGAATCTCTCAAAACGCGTCAATTGATCTGGTATGTTGCCTTTAAGAATAGATCTTGCGGTATGACTGATTTCACCAATGCTATTTCCAGTCCACATGGGCTCGTAATCTTTGAATGAGCCATTAAAGTATGCTTTTATCCATTGTGCTTGAGGTATGTGTTCATCATAAATGTGTAAACTACCTACAACGTGTACATATTGACCCATTTCAATATCTAAAGCCTTTGCAATTGCACCTTGCAAAGCAATAAACTGAGTTAAATCATATGGAAGACCTAGAAATACGTCATTGCTTCTCATGTTAGTTCTAGCAATTAACTTATTATCTCTAATAAAATATTGCAGATTTAATGTGCACGGAACATCTTTTACATCAACATTTAGATCTTTGTTTGAGTCAAATATAGTCAAAACAGCTTGTCTGGTTGAATAGTCTTTTTTCAATTGCTCAACAAGTTTATTTAGATTACCGTGAATTCGTGGACCATAAGCGCCATGAAGAATGCCATCGTCCATGTACTTTCCAAACACTTGACTTGTATCTGTCATTGCTTCTGGATCAGTAACTTGTCCAACTAGCTGTAGTGCTTCTTTAATGCCAATATTATGATTAAGTTTACGGTTTTCCATAGATACAGGTATGTTCCAAGTGACATTTAGAAGTTCTCTAGTGACCATTCCACGAGGAGATATTGCTTCACCATGTTCAATGACATATTGAGTTGCTAACTCTAAAGCTTCGCTTGGATTTTCTGTAATTATATGCATTACCTAACCACCTCACTATGGATTATTTTTTTGTCTAAATATCGAACTTGTCTAAATGCTTCTACAAATAAAGATCTGGAATGCAAAACAAAATCTATTTGCATTTCTTCGCCTCTTCTTAGTAATTCTTCAGCAATTGCATCTTCAGATCTTGTAAGCAAGATTAGTCTAGCTCCTAATTTAGCAAGTTCCCAATTGCAATAGTCAAATGTTGTTTCATCAAATAATGACTGTCTACCATAGATTTTAGGCCATACAACTTCACCTAAATGCCAACGATCTAAAATCATGTTTGATGATGTGATTGGTCGAATGTATTCATCAGACCACAACCTTGTTTTAGGTTGTTCAGCATGCAAATATTTTGCATTAAATCGTTCAGATAATTTTTGAGCATAAGTAGTTTTACCTGTACCATCTGCGCCTTCGATAATGGTAATCATCTAAACTCACCCCATTCTCTAAAACTATCGACTTGTGAATGGACCATTGTAACTGGTTTTACGTCACCTGCTACATTCCACAATAAGGTTGATGCCGTTTTTGGTGCTGCTGTTTTGTCCAACATAAATCTTTCTAAACCTTTGCAATCATAGGTCGGTGCTGAGTTAATTTCTTCATTGATTTTGTCTGCATAATCAGCTTTGTCTCTGAAAGCTTTATGGTAAGTTGTAACGTCCGCTCTTCCAATCTCTCCTGGATGTAGGTTTCTTGCAACTGCGATTCCATGGAAGGTTGCATTTGGCCAAGCAATTTGGAGAGTTCTCGTGAGAACTCCTGTACTAATAACTGATACAACATCTCTTGGTTCATCTCGATCTCCCCATTGTTGGATTGTTGATTTGACTCCAGCCGCAACAACAAGGGGATGATCTAAACCGAATGGCACAAATTGAGCATTATTTTGTTCAGCCCAATCTTTGGCATATTTGTTCAGAACTGGCATTGCTGCAATTCTTCGAAAGATTGGATTTGCCCCTCTTTCAATGCAAACTAATTGATGGTCACTGACTACTTTTGACGAAGGCATAAACAATGTTAACTTTTTGTTATATTTCTTTGCCAAAGCAGCTAGTGATACTCCTGCCCAACCGACTCTAGGTTGGACATAAACTAGATGATCTGATTCCATAGTTTTCACTAAAAGATCACCCCAACGGCCTTTTGTGCCAACTCCAGTAACAGAATCATCCCAAATAGTTGCACCATGAAATGTACCTATGTTAGGTGGTTGTGTTTCATCAACCCAATCACCGGCAAGATCTAACCATTCATTTCTGTGACGATGTGAATACTTGCTCGAAGTGTCTGTAGTTATCTTAAACATTGTGTGCCTCCAAATGTTTATGGTAAGTCCAATGTTTTGTGTGATTAGGTATAAGTGACTTGTTTGTTACTTGCCAAGGTTTTAAGTACTCATAACCTTTTGGTACATAACATTCAACATATCGAACATAGTCACATGCAACATCTTCAAGACTTAGACCTTTACCTAGATTTCTTTCATGGTCACGGGAATCATAAGGAGATCTAAACTCATGACAAATCTTTTCCATTGCGGCATCTAAAAAGTCTTTTTGCTTGTAACCTTCATTTTTGAACAATAGGTTTAGTGCTTCAATTGCATTTTTACCGTAATTAACTTGACTCCATGGATCTATTAGATCAGGAAAGTATTGTGCAATGTCCATAACAAATGCTGTCATTACAAAATGAAAGCATTTTAATCCATTAGATCTGTGCCAATCGTTAATCCAGTCAACTCCTTCACGGATTGACATGGACAATGGATTATAAGATAGATGAGTATAGAAATCTTTAACTAGACGTGGCATATATTCTGAAATATACAATTGAGAACCACGTGGATATTCATGTGTTGGTTTTGGAAATTGTGGAATCTGATTACCAATACTAGTAAATATCGGTCTACCTGATCTCATTTCACTCAAAACATAATTCCTCATGTGAATCATATTATCTGCATTTATAGCCATGTCAGCTAAAATGCTATTTCTAAATCCATGGTCGTAACTAAATGATGCTCCTGATCCGGTAACTCTATGAATCATAAACAAGTAGAACCAGTCCATTGCATGTAGATTGTAATTGTCAAAACGTTTATCAACTTGCCATTTCTTTGGATTGTTTGATCCATACCAAATCTGTTGAATTGCATTGCTAAATCCGGCAAACTCACGGTCAACTGTGTCATAAATTGTGATGTGATGTTGTAGCGGATCATCTACATGCAAATCTTCAGTGGTATCACGACCATTTGGACTTGCAATGTTAATTGTTTGCAAGACAACGGCTTTATCGTAATATTGCTTAAAGTCTTCCCAATAGATTGTTTCAGTAATTTGGGGCATTTTTCACCAAATCCCATTCGTAAAACTCTGGAGATAAATGGACAGATCCAGGTTTTTCCATGTAAGTTTTAGCATAATCTTCAGGATCTATCATGTACCAATTTGTCGGCCACTCGTGTACGTTCTCAAATTGATACTTCATTTCATTAGTCATAATTCCCATGAGTCTATCTCTTGACGGCCATGATCCATAAAATGCTGTTCCTTTGTAGAAACCAGTTTTTGGTATTTTTCTTTCTTCATGTTCAATTGGATATGGTGCAGTTACCTCAAAAGTTCCTATTTTACCTGTTTGTTGTAACCATTCAAGTTGGATTTTTAAGGTTGTAATTAACTTTCTAGCAGATCCTTCTGGATCTAATTGGCGGCATAAATGGTGGCGAATATCAACATTGCCAGCGTAAATTACTAAATGAGGCACAAAATAGTCAGGCAAATATGTGCTGACTCCTCTTTCAGTTAATCCATGAAGTGTCAAACCATCATGACGGTAGACAATTGTGTTTGATCTGTATCTTGAAATTGAATGTGAATCGCCGATAACTACTCTCTCAATATTAGAAACAAGATCTTCATGTTTAATAACTTCGCACTTCATTAAGTCACGGATTTTGATCCATTCTGACTCTGTAAAATCAAAGTCAGTTTTTGCAGCACGTGGACGTAGAATTCGTTCAATATCACCAATAGGCATATCCAAAGCCTTAATATTTGCAAGATCCATTTCTAAAACTCTGGCGATTCTATCTCTAGTCTCTCTTGTATAACCGCCAAATAGATTAAAGACTTCACCTTTGAACTCCATTGGAGTTGATACTAACCATGTGCCTTCTTTGACAAGTTCGTCATTGCCAAAAGCAATTTCAGATTTAGTATTGTAAGCATCATCGACCATACATTTCTGCATTCTTGGCCAAGCAGATCTATGACTAGCAATTCGATCTGTAAATGAAGTAACTACATCATCTAGTATGTATCTCATTCTATATGCTCACAAGCAATAGGAGTACAAAGAACAGCTGCATCATCAAAAGCCCGTCCACAAGTCTTACACTTGCCTTCAACTCCATCATAACCAGCTAATTGACGTTTTGCATTTTTCTCTGCTTTTGCAAAATAAACATCTAGGATTTCTTGTTCATTGACATTTGTTACAAGAACTAAATTGCACCAAAAGTGAAGTACATCAATCATTTCTCCAATAAACGCCAACCGATTTATATGTCTACTAGTAGCCCACGGTTTCCAACCAGTTTCATTCAAAGCCTCATGCAATTCATCTGTCAATGCTAATGACATGTCACGGATATATTGAGCTCTTTGTTCGTCATCAAGAGTAGTAACGTCCACTCCATATGACTTAAGTTGTAGTTTTCTTTGATTGTCCAAAATCATTTGTAAAGCACTCACGGTTTTACCTCCTGTTTTAATGAAATATTAAATGTTCTTGCTAATTCAGCAATGGCACCCAGATCGTAAACCGTTCCATCTATCAGATCAGAATACATGACAGAAGTAATTCCATAACTAGCAATTACTTTTATACATTCAGAACATGGATGATGCGTACAATACATATAGCCATTTTTTGTTTGATCTGGAGTGCAATAACGCAATGCGTTCACCTCTGCGTGTATTACAAAACCACGCCTAGCGTCCCTATCTTCCCACGGAATCGTGACGCCAGGCGCAGCCCCATTGTAGCCGATGCTTATTATGCTTCTATCCCCGCGTAGAACACATGCACCAACTTTTAGATATGGATCTTCACTGCGATAGGAGGCTGCTCTCGCAATCTCCAATCCATATTTGTCCCAAGACATTCGAGTCATGACTCAACAACCGCCAGGTGTTTGATGATAAGAGCAATCTCATCATCAGTCAAGTCACTACTCGAACTTATTTCACGACTTACTAAGCCGCGTACTGCCGCTAGGATTGCATCCTTCTCCGTGATGCCTTTTGTTCCTAGCAACTCTACTATTTGCTTCAAACCAGGATTCGCACGTTTCATCATGACTTTATCTGGTTTGTTGCGCTCAATTGCAAGTTCTACTTCTTCTTTAGTTGCAATTGCTTTATCGATACCAATACCTAAAGCACCGATAGCTCGACCCCAACAACTGGTTTCAAGATTCTGTATTTCGCTGCCTCTAGTGAAATTAGTTTTCCCTGGTAAATATTCTTGAGCCGTGCCTACACCAGGCTTTTCATCATTAGGATAACGATAAGCATATGCTCGTCCAATTACAATTACCTGATCTCCAACAGTCTGGAATTGCAGATCTGGATCCATTTGCAATGAACCTTCTGGATACTTCTCATAAAACAATTTTATTCTATGTGGTACATCTACATAATTTTCAAGACGCTTGTCCATTTAATCCCCCTATTTGTGTCAATAAACTTTCAATGTGTTCTAATCTGTTTGCCAAATCGATAACAGTTAAAAATGAATCCCATGCTAAGTCTGCATCTGTCACTTCATGAAATGTTGTACCATTTTCAGATACATGAACGATTCCTAGTCCATCAAGAGTTGGCAAAGATCTTTCAATGCCTTCCTCATCAAGATAAAAATCTGCATTAGCATATGCCGCAATCTGCATTGCCATTTCACCATAAACTCCAGCGCTTGTTTTCCAATCGCAGAGATACGTCTTACCAGCTAATGGACCATCGCCAAACTTGAGAATAGCATCAAAAGTACCGGCATAACCATGGACTCTATTTGCTACAACTTTTTCAGTTAAAACAGGAATTACTTCCCATTGATCTAACCATTCCACATAACCATTGACATATTGAGCAAATTCACCAGCAACTTCAGCTTCTCCACCATGAATGATAGTTTCAGCAATTGCATGGATCTCAGTTCCTCGTGCTCCCGCTTTGTCTCTTTGATTCCAAGGAATCATTTTTAAGAACTTGACAGCTTCTTCACGTTCACGGTTGATGAGATTAGGAAGATTTGCAAAATTGTCATAGACATATTCTGCAACTAATTTTGCACTCCAATATGGAAGTGCAGGTTTAGGCATACCAGATCCAATAAGAGTGGTAACACCTTTGACAGGTTGGCCATCAAGAACATACTTATGACCACGCTTTGTTTCAATGCGTTCTAGTCCCATGAGCTCTTCAAAGTTCTCTTGGTAAAGAAATTAGCAAGTCCTTTTTCGTTTGCCTCAATTAGTCTCGAGTATCGACTTGCATAGTTGTTTGAGATAGCAAATTGGTCCCCCGAAGATCTAATTCCAATTTCCCATCGTAGTTTGTTGATTAACAAATCAATGGAACAAATATCGTGACCTGCTGATTTCCATTGATAAGCAAGATCAACTAGTTGACGATAGATGTGTGGATTTTCATGATGAAACTTATTGAACTGTTCATCAATCGGATCTGCCAATAAAGATAATTGCTTGGGTTCGAACCATTCCCTGGCGGTTTCTGACATTTTATGCCTTTCGTGTTAGTTGTTTTGGTACTAGTTCATTGCATTTAGA